ATAAATTACAGGTATTTTTTAACTATTCTCAGCACTGTTTACCTGATATCCCGCGCCGTTTATGTAATTTTTAACTAAATCTCTTTAAAAGACCGTGCGAAACATCTACCGTGCGAAACATCTACCACCCGCGGGCATGAGCCACCCCACCCCACTCGTATAGTTATAGCAATCTCGCACATTTTGTGTAAAAAATAGCTGTTAACCAGACTTGACAAATTCGGAAACCTAGTGTATAATAGTAATATTTAATACAGGAATAAGAACATGCCTCTTCCAGAGATAGTAAAGACAGATGGACGTAACTATACGCCAAAACAGCAAGCATTTCTAGACGCTTTATACATAAACTCTGATGGTGATATAAATCAGGCTATGGTAACTGCGGGATATAAGGAAGGCGCGGGTTCTACGGCACTAGTCAAGTCATTAAAGACAGAGATTCTAGAGATAGCTAACTTGATATTGACACGAAACGCTCCGAGAGCTGCTAATAAGCTAGTGAACATCATGGAAAGTGATGCGCCGATACCTCAAGCTAACCAAAAGTTGAATGCCGCGCAGAGTTTATTGGATAGAGTCGGCATTGTTAAAGAAAATAAACTACAAGTAGACCATAATGTTACCGGAGGCATCTTTGTTATGCCTGCAAAAGAAGAATTAACTATAGATGCGGAAGATGCAGAGGTAATAAATGAGTAGTCTACTAGAAAAAGAAGTTAAATTAATTAAAAAGAAAGGTCCTACCATACCTTTTGGATATAAAGTTGCTGAAAAGAACAAGGGATACTTTGAACCAGTACAATCAGAACTAGAATCCTTAGACTTAATGGTGAATTATGTACAAGGTAAAGGATTATCTCTACGGGAAGCATGTGATTGGTTATATTACAAAACAGATAGAAAAATATCCCCCGCCGGGCTCTCTAAAATAATAAAAACAAGATACTAGCTGCGGAACACCAAATATATTTTCTAAAACCTCTTGACAATTCCTAAAATATAGTGTATAATATTCTTATAGAATATCTTTAAGAGCTACTATTAAAAATATCTTATAAGTATTTTTATTATATATTATTTTATTTATTATTATAGATATTATTTAAATGACAAAAGAACTAAAGTATATAACTCTTGATGAATTCTCTAAGCTCTATCCTGATTTAGTGTTAGACCAGTACGATGTTACTGGAAACTATGTAAAACTTAAAGTAGATGGTACTCCTGCAAAGAAGAGAGGATTTAAGAAGGGTGGTGTTAGAAGATACAGTACAATAAAAGCTACAGTAAAAAAACATAAAGAAACTAGAAAGAGAGTAGGTAAAGAAAAAAAGAAAGCTACTAGAGCAGTAAAAGAAGTAGCAAAGAAATCCACTAAGAGTATTATATCTGCTGATGTTATAAAAGGTGCGAACCTTGCAGGTAAAACAATACTATTTAAACCGAATCCCGGACCTCAAACAGATTTCTTAGCCGCCCCTGAGAAAGATGTACTATATGGGGGAGCTGCGGGAGGAGGTAAATCATATGCTATGTTAGTTGACCCGCTGCGTTTTGCACATAAAGCGGAACATAGAGCATTGATATTAAGACGTTCCATGCCAGAACTTAGAGAACTCATAGATAAAAGTAGAGAACTCTATCCTAAAGCATTTTCTGGTGTTAGGTTTAGAGAGGTGGATAAGATATGGAAGTTTCCTTCTGGTGCTACCATTCAGTTTTCTTTCCTAGAGAAAGATGCAGATGTTTACAGATTCCAAGGACAAGCATATAGCTGGATAGGTTTTGATGAGATAACTCACCTACCCACCGAGTTTGCTTGGAACTATCTTGCTTCCCGTTTAAGAACAACCAATCCAGAAATAACAACCTATATGCGCTGTACAGCTAACCCCGGTGGTGCTGGTGCAGCTTGGGTAAAGAAAAGATATATAGAACCTACACCACCTAATGAAACCTTTTTAGGTAATGACGGTGTTGTTAGAAAATTCATCCCTGCTCTTCTTGCGGATAATCCTTATCTAGCTAATACAGATTACCTAAAGATGTTGGAGTCACTTCCTCCAGTTCAAAGGAGACAGCTCCTAGAAGGTAACTGGGATATTAACGAAGGTTGCGCATTTGTAGAATTTGACACAGAAAAGCATATTATTCCTCCTTTTGATATACCTCCTAGTTGGTCAAGACTTAAAGGTGTTGACTACGGCTATGCTGCAGAGTCTGCTGTAATATGGGCTGCGGTAGACCCAGAGGATGATACACTCATCATATATAGAGAACTATATCAAAAAGGATTGACTGGTGAAGACTTAGCAGAACGCATTACAATCTATGAAGAAGGCGATGCATATTCTATTTCTGGAGTTCTGGATACCGCAGCTTGGAATAGAACTGGCTATACTGGTCCAACTATAGGTGAGATACTAGTAAGAGCAGGACATAAACTAAGACCAGCAGATAAGAATAGATTAGCGGGTAAGATACAAATACATGAAAGATTAAAGCCCAATAAGATAGACGGTAGACCTAAGATGCAGATATTCAATACCTGTCCAAATCTTATCAGAGAATTACAAACCATTCCGGTTGACAAGAATAGACCGGAAGATGTTGATACAAAAGCTCCAGACCATGCTTATGATGCCCTCAGATACCTCATAATGTCCCGTCCTAGAGCCTCAGTTCATGATGAAATGTTTCAATTTAAACAGAATTTAGATACACATCAGATGTCAGATGAAGTGTTTGGCTACTAAATAGAAACTTTTTTCTATAAAACCCTTGACAAAAGTAAAAATATACTGTATAATATATAGTTATTGTTTATATTAAGTTGAAAAGCATATGGCTGACGAGGAAATGAAGTTCGGCATAAACGAATCTGCACAGCCTTTTGTCTCAGCGGATGAAATATCTACGCCTCAAACAGAGTCAGAAAGAGAGAATCAGGTATTTATCTCTAGGCTCGCGGGCTTGGTGGAAGAAAGATTTGATGCTGCTGAAAGGGGCAAGCAAGATGACGAGAAGAGATGGTTAGAAAGTTATCATAACTATCGCGGCATTTATAATAAGAATGTACGCTTTAAGGAAAATGAAAAGTCTAAAGTTTTCATAAAGGTAACAAAAACAAAAACCCTCGCAGCATATGGACAGTTAGTAGATGTTGTTTTCTCAGGCGCTAAGTTTCCTTTGCAAATTCAAGAGACATTAACACCAGAAGGAATCTCGGAATTTGCACATTTAAATCCATTAAAAGACCAGATGGGCAGTCCGATGGATGTAGGTCCAGAGTTAGAAGGCAATTTGGATTATGTGCCCGGTGCTGGAATAACAGACGATAATGTAGGCAATTTTGACCCGCTTGATGTAGGATTTGCTGGAGATGGAAAAGACTTAAAACCCGGCGCTGTTCAATCTGATGAAGATAAATTCTTAGGTGGTTTAGAAGAAGAGTATATTGATGACAGCGGAGAGGTTGTATTAACAGAAGGTTTAGCGCGCTCTCCTGAATTGTCTCAAATAAAGCCAGCTCAAATAGCTGCAAGACGAATGGAGAAGTTAATTCATGACCAGATTGAAGAATCTAACGGAGTTACAGAATTACGAAATGCGTTATTTGAAGCGGTTCTTTTGGGCACGGGCATCATCAAAGGTCCGTTCAATTATAATAAAACACTACATTCGTGGGAAGTTGACGAAGAAGGGAACAGAAATTACCAACCAGAGAGCGTAAGAGTACCACGTTTAGAATTTGTTAGTGCTTGGGATTTTTATCCTGACCCGAATGCAAACTCAATGGAAGATGCAGAATGGGCTATACATAGACACAAGTACAACAAATCTCAACTAAGAGCATTGATGAATCGTCCTTATTTCGATAAGACTAAGATATTGGAATGTATAAAGCAGGGATTTAACTATAATAAGCGTTCTTACGAAACTGATATAAAATTAGATAATACGACTAACTGGAATGAGACTGACAGATTTGAAGTATTAGAATATTGGGGAACGATGGATGCTGAGTTCGCTAGGGAAGCCGGACTTGTTGTAAATGATTCCATAGATGATTTAGAAGAGATTCAGATTAATGCTTGGATTTGTATGGGAAAGATTATACGTTTGGTAACGAATCCTTTCAAACCATCAAGACTTCCTTACCATGCAGTGCCTTATGAAAAGAATCCTTATTCTTTCTGGGGCGTGGGAGTTCCAGAGAATATGGAAGACTCTCAGCAGATTATGAATGGTCATGCGCGAATGGCAATAGATAATCTAGCATTAGCCGGTTCGTTAGTTTTTGATATAGATGAAGCCGCTTTAGTAAGTGGACAATCTATGGAAATATTTCCCGGCAAGATATTTAAAAGACAAGCGGGTATGCCCGGTCAGTCTATATACGGATTAAAATTTCCGAACACCGCACCAGAGAATATGCAGATGTTTGATAGGTTTAGACAGTTAGCAGACGAGTCAACTGGAATTCCATCTTACTCACACGGCAATACAGGTGTTCAGGGAATGACAAGAACAGCATCAGGTATGTCTATGTTAATGGGAGCAGCCTCCCTTAATATAAAGACAGTTGTTAAAAACCTAGATGATTTTTTATTAAAGCCATTGGGAGTAGCATTCTACCAATGGAACATGCAGTTTTACGAAGGAGATTTAAATGTTATTGGAGACCTTGAAGTCAAAGCCACTGGAACTAGTTCACTTATGCAGAAGGAAGTTAGGTCACAAAGGCTTACTACTTTCTTGCAGTCAGTTCAAAACCCGGCTGTTGCGCCGTTTGTCAAAGTTAGTAAAATCATTCAAGAGCTGGCTTACAGCCTTGACTTTGACCCGGAAGAAATAATAAATTCGCCAGAAGAAGCCGCTATCTATGCAGAAATAATAGGCTTACAGAACCAGTCCCCTCCACCACAAGAAGCAGCTCCGCCCGCTGCAGGTGTAACGGGGACGGGTGATGGCACGATAGGAACAGGGGCAGTACCACAGCCCGGAGAAGAACAGTTTAGTGCACCACCTCCACCAATGCCACCAGCATAGTGGATATAAACAAACTTAGAGGATTGATATCTTCACCAGCTTGGCAAACTTTTGAAGAATATTTAGAAGAAGATAATGACATGACCATCAAAAGAGTTATGAATTCATCAGATGATAAAGAGATAGCAAAATCACAGGGACGGTTCGCTCTGTCTGAGCAGATATTAAATATACGAACACTATTAATTAATAACAAATGAGTGGTGACACTACTCAAAGTACAAGAATACAAGAGTTAAAACAGAAATGTGAAATGGTGACGTTGGGTCATGTGAACTTTTAAGGAGAATGGGTATGATAAAAAATGGATTTGCTGAAGGCGGATTACTAGCAGACGCTTCTAGAACATGGAGGATGGAAGCAGAGTATCCAGAATTCGAGAAAGGAGTAGCTAACAGGTTATCAAAGGAAAGAGTACCAGCAGCAGAGATTGAAGAGCAATTTAACTATAGTCCATTACAAAGAGGTTATGCAGAAGGCGGCGAAATAGATTTTGATACTGAAGGTTCAATGTTAGACCCAGAAATTCCTTTAAACTTTGAAGAGG